TACTCATCGAGCATCTCTGCCTTGTCTCCGTAGTTGACATTGTATGGCGGATCAGTGACGACAAGGTCTGCGATTTCTCCATTCATCAGAACCGCCATGTCATCCTGCGATGTACTGTCTCCGCACATGAGCCTGTGTCTGCCCAGTAGCCACACATCTCCGAGTTTGGTTACTGGTTCGGCTTCCGCCTGCTCCAGTGCTTCGTCCTCATTGAAGTCATCGTCCACTGCTTCCGGCTCGATAGCGAGTTTGTCCACCAGTTCCGTGAGGTCGTTCTGCTCGAAGCCTGTCAGTGATATGTCGTAATCTCCGAGGTCGAGGTCAAGCAGGAGGTCTTTCAACTTCACTTCATCCCATTCGCCTGTAATCTTATTCAGTGCGATGTTCAGAGCCTTCTCTCTCTGCTTGTCCAGAGCCACCACGACCACGTCCACTTCCTGGTATCCGAGGTCTTTGAGGACGGTTGCCCTCTGATGGCCGCCTATGATAGTTCCATCCTCGTTTATGATGATGGGGTCAACGTATCCGAATTCTTCAATGCTCCGCCTTATTTTCTGGTATTCCGCATCGTCCGGGGTCAGTGCTTTTCTTGGATTGTATTCTGCTGCCTTTAAGTCAGCCAGTTTCCTGCGTTCAGTTCTCAGTTTCTGGTCCATTTCCAAGCCTCCTTCCCGCTTTGCGTAACGAAATGGTTAAAAATTTTTTTATTTTATCGGCAAAAAAGCCGCGCCTTCCTCGCCCCGCATTGCATTTTGGGTCTGGGTAGTACCTACGGCGATGCCGTGCCCCGCCTGCACGCAAAAGAGGACACAGCGCAGGCTCTGATGCCTTGTGCCATGTCCTCTCTGAGGGGAGCAAGTGGAGTGGTTGGGTGCGACCGTGTGGTCTGTCCCCTTGTGCTCCACGCTACTACTATAGCACACCTCGATGTACTCTTGTGTACTCTCTTGTTCTTTCTTCTGTGTGCTGTGCTTCTGTGTGGTGCTGTGCCCCCTGTCCTGTGGTGCGCCCTGTGCCTTGCCTGCCCTGCCTGTGGTGTGTCTGCGTGGTGCTGTGTCTGTGGTGTGTGGGTGCGTCATGCCCCCTGCTCTCCCTGCCCCTGTGGGTGTGTGCTACGGTGTACCCCTGTACCCCTGTGCTTTTCCTGCCTTTTTTCTGGGCATAATACCTGCCCCATATATGGGGGGTCTATATGCGGGCCTTATACGCTCCCTATATACGTGCCCTATTTTTTTAAGGCTTGCTATTTATGATCCGTTCTGTACACACAGTAAAAGCCGGCCCTTGGATTCCGAATGTGGATTTCCAAAAGTCGGCTTGAATTTTCGATGTTCTGTTTTTTCTTTTGTGGAATTTTCCCGGTAAAATTTCCAGCTTGATATTTCCGTGATTATTTCTACTGATTTTTTCTACGTTCTATACTGCGTGGATCTGAAAAAGTCGCCAAGATATACCCGATGATTTCATTCTGGACATGGTTTGTAAATACAAAATATCCACGATGAAATTCCAATAGTCCTTCTCTGGATAATTCGCTTTTAATCTTCTGGGTTATCTTTTCCCATGATCCATCTTCGATGTCTCTCTCTTTATCGTAGTATCCGCCATACATTGCGCTTTCAAAATAGGCGAAGGCTTCATCGCTCAGTCCTGCCAGTTTTCCTGCAAATCCTCGTTTCTGAATGTCTTTGTACATTCCGTACTCCAATGCCAGTTTGTACATATGCACGCATGGCAGCTTGTTTTTCTTATAATCTTCGCAGTCGCATCCTACCATGGTACAATGATGCACTTCCTTGGTATGTTTGTCTGTCATCGTTCCTTTGAATTTTAGGAAGCCTTTTTCTATCTTGACCTCTCCGATTCTGTCTCCGATGACTGCGTGTTTTAATACCGCCAATTGCGGCCCGTTTTTTGTATCTGTGTAATCTTTCAATCCCATATTGCTCCTCCTTTTAAGGGGTAGAATTTATCATCTGACAATAAGCTATTTTGTCAGTATAATTCTACCCCCCCCCTACTCCGAAGTCAAGCAATTTCAAGGCTTTGAGGGTTCTTGGGGGGAGGCAAATTCCTGTAAAATTGACTGTACTTTTTTGTATGTAAGCAGCTTGTCAATTCCTGCGTTGTAGTATTTGTTGCACGGGGTCCTTGTCATGTTTGCTTCCTTGCACACCTGCTTCCAACTCAAACAGTCAATGTGTCTGTATTCCAGTATGCTTCGTTCCGTGGAGTCCGTTGGTAAAAAATCCATGATCTTCATCACATTCAGCATGGTCTTTGCCATCTCTGCTTTCTGTGATTCGATTCTGTCCTCGATCTCCATTGCACGGATGACCTGCGTTGCCGGTCCGTCTCCTACGCTGTTGGTCTGGCTGCGTGGCACTGGGGAGTATTGCATCCCCTTTGTGCCGAGCATATTTTCTCTGAAAGTACGAAGTCTGGCTTCCAACTGCTTCTTTTTCATCTTGGCATAATAATATTGTCCGAGGTACTGTTTGAGAAGCAGTTTTTGTTCTTCTACCCCATTTGCCATGCTGTCTGGTGTCATAGTTTTCCTTCTTTCTAATCCCTGGGTTTGTCCTCCGCAAGGAAGTATGCTTTTCCGCCGAGTATCCTTACCTGCTTGAGTACCCGGTCTTTGTTCTCCCAGTCTCGTATCTCTACTCCACGCTCCTGCAGGATGTTTATCTGCATTTCTATGGATGAGAGCATTGCCGACACCGGAAGTTGTCTCATTACCTGCGTTGCGTCCGCCAGACTGGAATTCATCCCGAATGGCTTACGCTTTGATTTACCTTTTGCCATTGTCTCCACCTCTTTTCCGCCAGACTCCCCTTTTCATGTATTCGCATCTCACGATGTAATACCAGAGGAAAAATCCGATGATTGTGTCCTCGTTGCTCGGTCTGGTTGTTCCGTAGAACCACAGTTCCAATCCCTGCCATAGCATACTGATCAGCAACCACTTGAATGTCGCTTTCATGAGTGCGTACTCACGGATTTCGTTCTCACTCATTTCTTACCACCTGCCATTTCACGGATTATTGTGCGGACGATATGACCGATTACCTTTGGCTCATCCCAGTCGTCCGGTCCGCTTAATATGCACCCGCATATCTTGTGCTCCCCGAACTTCTCCACATTGAATGGGCAGCCATCGCATGAGGGGTGTGTATATTCATGATCCGTTCCCTTGCCTTCGATTATCTCATGCGTGTACTTCCTGCAGATAGTCGCTGCTTCTGTCATAAACTTTGCCCAGTAGAATGCCCACTTTGCATTGATCGCCTTTTTAAATATCTTACTCTGCCTGCTGATTTTCTTTTTCAGTCTCATCCTCTGCCTCCTTTAATTTCTGCCCACACCACGGACAGTGCGGATATAATTCCCTGCCTTTTCTGTATGGATTGATTTTTCTGTATGGATTGATAACGGCTGCGTTTTCGCAGTTTGGGCATACCATCACAATATCTCCGAATGCTGCTTTCTGTATGAGTGGTTTCGGGATGTCTTTCTCGCTGATCGTTCTGTAGCATCTCAGCCTTCTCTTGATGATATTATGATTAAATTCCACACCGCAGCCATTGCCATCCCCGTACCGTACTCCGTGCAAGAACGGAATTCCTGCCCATTGCCCGATTTTGTCGCACATCACAATTCCGTATGCTTCCTCATCCGGACACCACACTGGCTGTCCTGCCATTTCCTTCAATTCCTCGATTGTCAATGGTTTTTGCTCCATCATCGCTCCTCCCATTCTTCACAATCCTTGCCGTCATCGTATGCCGTTTCTATTGCAAAGCCTTCTGCACTCTCATTGAAACATTGAAACTCTCCACAGCATTTTTTGTGCCAGTAGCAGGTGCCGCAGCACTTATTCTCATTGTCCATCCTGTATCCCTCCTTCCCAGTTCCACAGTCCTTGCTTTCCCTTTGCCGGAATTGGCTTATTGAATAATATTGCATCTGCCATTACCCATGCGTATCTGCCGATGGTATAATCTCCGAATGCTAACTCTGCCGGATTCTCTCTTTGCAGTTTTCTTCGATAGGCTTCATCGATTTGGAAACAATCCACGAGATTTGCTTTCCCGATGATTGCTCCTGTCGGTAGTTTATTTACTACACCTGCGTCCTGTAAGTGCTTCAATTCTTCCATCGGGATATGTAGCAGGATTCCACTGTGATCTGTTTTGGCTGCGTGGATGAGGATTTCTCCACGATAGCTTGTTTTCCATGACCGTGTTTCGTTATGTTTCTGCCCAGTCGCCAATAGCGTTGCCCATGGTTGCCATACTGTTATTGCTTTCACGATTCTTTCACTTCCTTCTTCTGCATTCTTCTGTAATATGCCTTGATAATCTGTCTATATCTGCGCTTTGGCTTTTTGAGGATTATGATGTTGAGGTGTTCGTCAGACACCGCCATATCATTGACTGGCTTTATTTTTACTCTCATCTTCCGCTCACTCCCTTCTTTAAAGCGCACATGGTGCAGAGTCCTTTTGCTCCCTGCTCCTTGGCTACTTCTGCCAGTGGCAGTTCCCAACACTGTGCACCGCACTCCGGGCACTTGGTCAGCTTCCAGTCCTTGCGTCCTGTCGGCACATTTACCTTCAGCGGCATACAGTAATATCCGCCACGGTCAGTTGCTTTTCTCGGTTCGATTGCTACTCTCATTCTGTTTGCTCCCTTGCTATTTCTGTGTCAGTTCCGGCAGCAGGATTTCTGCTACTTCCTTTTCCGAAGTGACTACCCATGCCCTACCGCCTGCCTTGCGGATCTGCTTTATCGTCTGCTCCTGCATCTTACTCAGTACCCCGATGAATGGCCGCTTGACCTCGAATCCGTAATACCTGCCATTGATGATACAGGTAATGTCTGGGATTCCCTGTCTGGAGTACGGGCCGGCTGCTTCTTTCCATGCGATGGCATTTGGTGCGTTATCCTTTATCCAGTCGAGGATTTTCTTCTGGAAGTAGCTTTCCTTTGGCATCTTCTCCCGGATGAATTTGTCGGCCGCTTCCCTATGCCCTTATTATGCTCTATGGTATAGTCTTGCAATTCTTCGTAGGTTCTGAAGGAGGTATAATCCAGTTTTCCTCCACGCATTACATGGCGGATTGCTTCCTCTGCTGTTGGGTCTGGATACCCTTCTGCGTTCTTTGCTGTCATCGTCTGCCTCCTTAAAATCTGGCGGACACTCTCCCTGTGATGTGGAGTTTTCCGTTTTTCTCTACTGCATTGAAGTATCGGTGTCCTTTTGCCACCTCTGCCGCCAGTTCGTCTGTGAGTGTGACAATCCTGCGGTAATTGCCGCCCTTGGTTGTGATGAGTGCTCTTTCTCTATCCCACACTGGCTGATTGTTTTCTCCCATGACGACTTTCTCTACTCCATCTTCCACTGTCAGTTTCGGTACTGCTTCAATCTTGATGATCATGTTTCTCCATCTCCTTTTCGATTTCTTCTTTATGTTCCTCGTAAACCCTGCACTCAGCACAGGGTTTCTCCGGCTCTACGCATTTGTCCGAAAGAATGATACAAAACCACGGCAGGCTTCCTTTGCGCTGCTTCTTGGCTCTGGCTCGCTCTCTCATCTGGGACAGCAGTTCCATCATGCTCATACTGGTGTCGCCTCCTCAAATACTGGGGCGGTTGCCTCCTGCATGGTCGGCTGATCTGCGTATTCCGCTGATCCGTTGTCTGCGTATGCCAGTTTGTTCCCCTCATTGTTTTCCATGAAGTGACTTGCCTGTGTGTCTGAGGAATGCAGTGCCCAGATCATCGGGTATCTGTCGATTGCATTGTTGAATGATAAGGTGTCGGCTTCGGTGTATCCCATGTGCCATCTGATGGCATATCGTTCCACTGGCTGAAGCTTCATATATTCCTCGATCATCATTACAGACTTTTCTCCGTGACCGTATGGAATCTTGTCGTCCACTGCGAATGCTTCGTACTGCTCCCACTTTCCACCTACCTTGCGGTTTCTGATTTCCGTTGTGTAGAAGTAGGTCTTGCAGATGTCATGGAGCAGTGCCATGATGATCACATTTTCCTCTGTCACTCTGGCTGCCGGAACTCCTGCGACCTCGTATGAGTATGTGCCGTCATCGTTCTTTGTGAGGTTCGCCCTCAGTGCATCCAGTACATTGAGTGAGTGCTGCAGCAGTCCGCCTGTCACTGAAAGGTGGAATCTGGTGCTTGCAGGTGCTGCGTACATATCACTCTTTCTGATAAACGCCATCAGCTTGTCCACTCCGTCTCTTGTTACCTTCGCCATCTCTGCTTCAAATCTGTTGATGTTTGCCTGTCTGTTATCCATTGTCTTGCTCCTCCTGTTCTACTGTATCTGGTCCTTCGCCATATTCTTTGGCACATCTTCTACTGTCTGGATGTAAAAACATACACGCTCCCTCTGTTATTTCACACTCCCATCCGTGGTACTCATCCGTTGGTATCGCTGCTTTGCATCCCATCTGCTTCCTCCTTATTTCTTAATCCCTCAGCCAGAATGTGGCACGCTCCGGCTGTGATGATCATTCTCTGTTCTGATTCCCACTCTGGTTTCTTCTCCCAGATGTTCTGTTCCTGGTCTACAAGGAACTCTTTTGTCAGATCGTTATAAATCTTCGGTGGCGGTCCGTCCTCATCGAAGCACTCCGGTGCTGCGTATAAGCAGCAGTGTTGTTGCCAGTAAGGTATCCACAGATTCCAGACTGCTATTCTGATTTCTTCCACCGCCTGTAGGAATTTCTCCACACTGTATTCCTTGTAGAGCGTCCTGCCGAGTTCCTTGCCTGTTCCGGCTCTCCGTTTTTCCTCAAGCATTTCCTGTATCTGCTTTATGAGAACCTGTCCGGCTTCATCGTTTTTAATGACGATGTCCTGTCTGATTCTCCTGCCGGAGATCTGATCCGCTACTTCCTTGATGCTATCCTTCAGTTCCCGGTACGGTTTCTTGTACTTGGTCTTTAGGAGTTCCTCTGGCACATTCTCGTCATTCTTTTTCAGTGTCTCCAGTAGCGATTTCAGCTTTTCTTCATCCTTTTGGATGCTTTCATCTTCCATTCGCACCACCCTTTCTGTCTCCGAACACCTAATGCTCCATTTTTCTACCGCACACCTACGTGTTCATTTAGGTGTGCGGTGTGAAACCCTTGATTTTACTGGCTTTATCGGGGTTACTAAACACCTAACACCTAATTTTTGAAATACACCATGTTTTTTTAGTGATTTCTGTGACTAACCCTTCATGCAGTCACACAATTTTCCGTAAATACAATAAAAATAGTGATTTAGGTGTTTTAGGTGTTTAGATGTTATTAAAAGCCTTGATTTTACTGGGTTTTTTACTAAACACCTAACCGAACACCTAACTAAACACCTAATTTTAGGTGTGCGGTTTTTTAAGGTTTTTTATAACTTTTTAGCGATTTTGGTCACATAATTTCCAGTCACACAATTTTTTCTGCTCCATGGTTTTTGTGACTAAATCGCAAATTCTGTGACTAATTGAACGGCAGCTTATCTGCTTCCTCATCGGGTATGGTCTGCCATCCGTCATTTGTTCCCGGCAGACTCATCTGCTGCGGTTTCATCTGCTCTGCGATTTCTTCCTCCTCCAGTAACGGGTCCTTTTCCTCTGCGAGGTCGCCCAGGTGGAATTCCACGAAGCGACAGTTTCGGTTGTTGAACCATTTTGTCACTGAGTTCTTGGTGCTACCGTCTTTAAGGACTGATACTCCGATCAGACCCTTGTCTGCGAGGTATTTCAGTGTCTTTCTGGATGAGTACCCTGCTTTCGTGAGTGCCTGCGTCAGCATGGATGGGAAGATGTATGCGTTCTTGTTCTGGATCATGCCAAGGCACGTTCCGAAGGCTTTCTCCCCGAAGCTGTCCTTGTTTGACAGTATCCAGTCCACGATGTACTGCGTGGCATTCTCGTTTACATCTCCGGTGTCTGCGTTCATCTGCTCCTGCAGGATGTTCCTTGCCATCTCTTTGGCTCTTTCCCATGA